GTGAGGTTATGAAAGCTTTAAGTTGATTGATGTCAGCCTTTTTAAAGGTAGACTCTAGTTCTCCTAACTCTACAATCCAATGGCTCACACATTTCTTCACGCTGTCCTTATCTTTTGGATCAAGGGTAGCACCCTCTAATAACCAACCACGATTAAAGTCAGCCAAGCGTTTAAACCAAAGTGTTTTACCTAGACCTTGCTTACCTTGGAATACCAACATGCCTTCCAAACTAACACCTTCAGGCTCAAACACACACGCTACACAAGACAACAACCATTTTCGCATCAGTACATGCTTTAACGGTTCATCTTCACTGGTAACGGTATT